CTCACTTGACCCAGTGAATCCCGTTGTTGATGTGGCAAAGAGTAAGGCGATAGTCTACGAGCCGCAGACAGATGAGTGGATGGAAGTACCGGTTACTGCTGCTGTTGAAGGTGGTATGGCCATCCCTGCTGGATGGGCCCCGCAGTTCTCGCGCTGGGCTTATACGAGGAGTGGGAGGAAGCAAGTATCTCTCAAAAAGATGGACGGCATCAGCGTGGCGGTGGACGATCTTAACCCGAAGATGTATCCGCTGACTGAGTGCAACTTAATCATGTAGGAGGGTAGACGTGGAAAGGAAGATTTTATGGCTCATGGTACTTGTAGCGATGCTACTGCTGACGGTGTTGGTCTGCAGCGTGGCACTAGCCGATGACGGCGCCGCGGTATCGGACACCGGCTGGTCGCCCGTGGATATATGGGCGGTCGTGGCGCCGTTTGCTACATTGGCAGCTGTAGGCTGGTTGGCTCTTATAAGGAAACAATACAAACTGGCAATAGCTGACAAAAAGTTGACCTGGTGGGAAGCGCGCTGTTTATTTATAGCATGCTTTACATCGATCTGGCCGGCGCTAAAAGCGGGATTTAAAGGCTTTCCGATCGGCTCGCTGCTGTCGTTGCTACTTAAAATAGTCACGAAGAACCCTGTGGCCAAACGCATATTCAAGACCTGATTCCCCGCCGAGGGACCTCCCCTCGGCTCAACCTCATTGCGCCGATCCCACCGGCGCACCTCATATCTCTTCAGAAGCGGACGGCCTGGGTCATTTCTTCTTTACCCCGTCCGCACGTAATCATCCTGCGATTGCAGTTAAGATAAGGCGGTAAGTTATGAAGACTGATAAAGTAGGGCTTAGGAAACTGAATTTTCCTAGAGTCAGGGTAAAGATTTTAAAAGCGGAGAAACCAAGAAAGAAGCGCGAACGTGAGCAGAAAGAATAGCGGACAACCGAAGACAGAGAAGAATCCCCTGGGATCCGGGCCAAAAACTCTTAAAATCGACTGGGAGATCGTGGCCGAACTGTGCCGCATTCATTGCACAATTCCTGAGATCGCCAGTGTGCTACAGAAGAGCGAGGATACGATTCAGCGGGCATGTAAACGCGAACATAGCATGCGCTTCAGTGAATATTATCAACAATTTCTGGACACTGGGCGCATATCGCTGCGCCGTTCTCTGTGGAGATCCGCTATAGGGTATGGCGGAGAAGTTTTAAAGAACAAAGCCGGCAGGATTATCTATAACGAAAAAACAGGGCAACCGGTCTTGATAAATGTCCAGCGGCCGGAGCTCGGTGCGCAGATATTCCTAGCCACGCAGCCGGACATCCTCGCCATGATAAATACACATAAGCAGGAGATCAGCGGGCCAGGGGGCGGACCGATAAGAACGGAGTCAGAGATTGATGCAAAAGGAAAGCTCACTCGCGCAATCGATCGCCTTGCTGCCAGAATCGGAGCGGGCGAAAGCGATCGAAAGTCTTAGTGATAAAGAAGCTGAATCCCTGCTTTATGATTGGGGATTTTGGGCCAGACCGAACCAACTTTCACCTGACACCGACTGGTATGTTTGGTTAATCCTCACTGGCCGTGGATGGGGGAAGACCCGTTCCGAGAATGAATGGGTTATTAAGCAGGCAAAGGCCGGGGTAGGCCCGATTGCTTTAGTAGGGCAGACGAAGGCTGATGTCCGCGATACGATAGTCGAACTTGGAGATAGTTCGATTCTCAAGATCAGCCCGCCATGGTTCATGCCGGAATACGAGCCATCGAAGCGCCGGCTGACATGGCCTAATGGAGTGCAGGCGATTGTCTATTCCGGAGACGAGCCCGACCAACTCAGAGGACCGCAACATGCAAAGGCACTGGTCGACGAACTCTGTAAGTTTAAATATCCGAAGGATACCTGGGACAATCTCATATTCGGCTTGCGTGTGGGAGAGAATCCACAGGCAGTAGTTGGTACTACTCCAAGGCCAATTCCGATATTAAAGCATATATTAGCCGATCCCCGGACTGTTAAATCTATAGGACATACATTAGACAATAAAGTGAACCTGCCTCCACCATTCCTGAAGTATGTTTGTGAGCGATATGAGGGAACGCGGCTTGGCCGGCAGGAACTTGCAGGGGAGATCCTCACTGATAATCCGAATGCCTTATGGCACCGCGAATGGCTAGAAAACTTGCGGCTTCGTGAGCATCCGCCACTTAAACGCATCGTGGTTGGAGTTGACCCGGCAGCGAGTAGCAATGAGGAATCAGCAGAGACAGGCATTGTCATCGCAGGAGTGGCGGAAGTAGGCAAAGATTTACATGGATATGTCCTCGATGATCTATCACTCAGGGCATCACCTAGCGGCTGGGCGACGGCGGCGATCACCGGCTATCACAAGCACAATGCCGACAGGATAATCGGCGAAGTGAATAACGGCGGCGAGATGGTAGAGAATACCATTCGCAGCGTCGAGAAATCCGTCGCCTATAAAGCGGTGCATGCCAGCCGCGGTAAAGAGCTGCGCGCCGAGCCTATATCGGCATTATATGAGCAGGGGAAAGTCCATCATATCGGCTTCTTCCCTGACTTGGAAGATCAGCTTTGCGAATGGGTGCCTGGCGCAAAATCTCCAGATAGGCTGGATGCACTAGTATGGGCATTGACTGAGTTGATGTTAGGCACGCCAGGACACGATCCGCAACAGATAGGGTAAAAGGGGAAATGATGCTTGAAAAAATAAGAGCGAATGTGGCAAACCGAATATTCCCTGTTAAGGCGGCAGCGCCAAAGTCTGCGCCTTATAACGTATTCTCCCAGCGCACCCCTGGGGTAGCAGTATATAGCGACCTATCTATTCGCAAGGCCACTCGTGAAGGCTATAAGCTCTCACTGTACGTCTACCGCGCAGTACGGACTATCGTACAGAGCGCATCTGGCATCCCGTGGGTTGTGATAGATAACAAGTCAGGCGAGGCAATCACCGATCATCCCTTCACGCTGGCATGGGCAAATCCAAACCCCTTCTTCTCAGGGCAGGATAACATGGAATATCTATGTGCTCACCTGAAGCTCGTGGGTAATGCACTTATTCAACCTATCATGGCTGGTGGGCAGCCGAAAGAGTTCTGGATCTGTATGCCGGACCTGATTCACCCTGTGCCATCCAAGGACCCTTCGAAGTGGATCGAGGGTTATCAAGTGACAGAGGCGGATGGCGGGCAGCGACAACAGTTGGCGCCTCCTGAGACATTCATTCATTTCATGCAGTTCAACCCGGGCGATCCTTACTGGGGTATTGGCGACTTACAGGCGGCAGCGCGCACAGTGGACACCGATAACGAGATGCAGGACACACAGAAGGTATCGATGCAGAACAGGGGCACACCGGACGGCGTGTTCGTGTCTGATGTGACAATGACTACCGAGCAGTGGGAGGAGTCCCAGCGGCAGGTTAAGGAGAAGTATTTAAATAAGAAGAGCCGCCGGGAGCCGTGGATTCTGGGCGCCGGTTACAAGTGGTATCAGATGTCCCTGACACCCGTGGAGATGGACTTTATTAACTCTCGCCTGCGGAACGCCGACGATATAGCGACAGCGTTCGGCCTTGACCCCTGGTGGTTGGGTGATAGGACCAAGTCAACCTACAATAACGTACGTGAGGCTAAGGTTGCACTGTACGAGCTGGTGACTATCCCACTACTCGACGATATTAAGGCCACGCTCAATCTCAAGATAGCGCCTTTATATGGCGATAATATCACTATCTCCTATGACTTATCGGGAGTGACCGCATTACGTGAGGACTTCGGGCAGAAGGTAGATCAAGCCGGGAAGTTATTCGCTATGGGCATCCCCGTCAGTCAGGCGAACACCGTATTGAAGCTCGGCCTGCAGAAGTTCCTGGGCTGGGAGAACAGCTACCTGCCGTTCAGCCTCAATCCTGTCGGCGCTGCGCAACCAGCCGAGTCAACTATCAAGCACTCAACCAAGATGCTGAACATGAACGATGAGCAGAAGGCCGCACACTGGAAGCGCCTGGATACAAGGACTGTGGCGTGGTGGCCTATAGCAGCCAAGAAGCTACAGCCGATATATCAAGAGCAGGCCACAAAGGTAATGAAGGCTGTAGAGGGCAAGGAACCATCTTCTATGGCATCCCCAGCAGAAGATGCTATTAAGTCTTTAAAGTCTAAATGGGAGAAGACCCTGACCGCGGTTGTCGTGGCTATCGCTGAGGACTTCGGGAATGAAACGCTGAATACACTGAATACCTCAAAGGTTTATAGGGGATTTAATATTGTCGAGCATCACAAGGTGATGGATTTATCCACTCCTGTTATGCAGGAATGGCTAACCTCTCATATAGCCGAGTCAATTAAGTCCATCCTCGACACTGAGATAGGTGGAGTCAAGGGTATCATCGAGAAGGGCATCGCTGACGGGCTTGGCTCAAGGGACATTTACGCTTCACTAAAGCCGTACTTCGACGAGGGTGAAACATGGAAGGCGATGAGAGTCGCACGCACTGAGGTTGGATCGGCGGCCGGTAAGGGGCAGCGGGAAGCCGCAGCACAGTCAGGCTACGTCACCAAGAAAGTATGGATCGCAAGTATGGATGATAGGGTGCGCGATTCCCACGCCGATATTAACGGCGAAGAAAAAAGATTTGATGAGAAGTACAGCAACGGACTGATGTACCCTTGCGACACCGATGGAAAGCCCGCTGAGTTTATCAACTGCCGCTGTAAAGAGGGATATATAGTCTAAATATTTCACGAGAAATAACGGAGGGCACGATGTCAGAAAGAAAGCAAGTCAAATTCGAAGTCAAGTCAATAGACGAAGAGAAAGGCACATTCGAGGGATATGCCTCAGTGTTCCGCTCTACCGCCGATAAGGTTGGCGATATAGTCCAGCCGGGCGCGTTCAAGAAGACCATCAACGACCACAACGGCGAGATCCCGCTGTTCTGGATGCACGATATCATGTCGCCTGTTGGGCTGGCCAAGGTCGAAGAGGACGGGCATGGCCTCAAGGTACACGGCGCATTCACTCGCGGCGTACAGAAGGCCGACGAATCTTATCTCTTTATGAAGCAAGGCGTGATAAAGAGCCTGTCCATTGGCTATGACGTAGTTAAGAAAGAACTGAAGTCAGGCGTGCGCTACCTCCAAGAACTGAAAGTACCCGACATTTCCCTCATTGTCGGCTCATTCGCTGCTGACGATCAAGCTTTAGTCACAGCGGTCAAGGCCGAGACAGAGAAGGCCGGAGCCGACTACCCGTGGGATGAATGTATCTCCGACATGATAGAGGAATACGGCGATGAGGACACCGCCAATCATGTGTGTGGCATGATACGTGCACGGGCTCAAGGCAAGGACATTAAGGACAAGGTAAAGGAACTACTCCCCAAAATAGAAGCAGTGCTAGATATAAAGCCTAAAGACAAAGAGAAGGCACTTCAAGTCACGGAAGCCGTCAAAGACACTCCCGCCGACAAAGAAGCCGCAGACATTCTCGATGCGCTGAAGGCTCACAATATAGGCTTCGATCCGCAAGCAGCAGAGGACAGGGTCGAAGAGTTACTGAAGAAATTATAAGAAAGGAAAATCAAATGGCTGAGATCAAAGAAGAGATCATGCAAGTTCTGACCCAGATGAGGACAGAGCACAAGACCGCTATCGAAGCGGCCACCAAGTCCGGCGAGGCAATGAGCGCTGAGGCAAAGGCCAATATCACCAAGATGAACCAGAAGATCGATGACCTGGAGTTTAAACTCAATAAGAAAGAGCTTATTCTCCCGGGCGAGAAGGGCGCGAAGTCCGAGGAGCAGAAGGCACGCAACGCTGCGTTCTTCAAATGGGTGCGTGGCGGTAAGGCTGCAATGGAGCCCGCCGAGCGCAAGGCATTAGTAGAAGATGCCTCCGGCCTCATATTAGTGCCGGAAGACCTTGAGGCCGATGTAATCCGCGCACTGCCAGGACTGACCGTTCTGAGGAACCTTTGCACAACCAGGACAACCAACCGTGATAGAATCCGCGCTCGCTCTCTGACAGAAGTAACCGTCGGCTGGGGCAAACTGGAAACAGGTGCACTGATCCCTGAAAGCACAATGGTTCCCACTGATGCCAATATCTACGTCGAGGATCTGTACGGCCTGACAAAGGTAGGCGAGGACGAACTGCAGGACACCGACCTGAACCTTCAGGCGCTTATCTCCAATTCGTTCTCCAATGCGATAGCTACCGCTGAAGAGGCTGCTTTCATGGTTGGAGCCGGACACGCTTCACAGCAACCCACCGGCCTGACTGTGGACGCTGTCCTGAACGCTGGCCTTGTCGCTGGCGGTGGGCCTGCCAACTACATCACCTACGGCAAGTTCTGGGCAACAGATGACACCGTTCTGCTCAACGATATTCTGGCAGTCGAATACCTGCTCCCGCCTCAATATTTGCAGGGTGCCAGTTGGGTAATGCACCGCACAACTGAAGCGGCTGTCAGAGTGCTTCAGGCTGCGGCTACAGGGCAGTACCTGTGGCAGCCTTCGCTCCTAGTGGGACAGCCTAATAACATCGACGGCTATCCTGTCTACAACAACAACTCAATGCCGATACCGGCTGACACCACCACTGGTTTAAATATACTGTTTGGCA